TCACTGTCATTCTTCGCTACGCTCTGAATGACAGAGAGAAGAAGCCGTAAATTTTATTTATTAAATCAAAAATTATTCTTAAATTGCATTATAAATTTAAAAGAAAATTAAAATGGCAAAAAAAGAATCACTCAATAAGAATTTATTAAGAGCTAAAACTGCAAAAAAAGATGAATTTTATACTCAATTGGCTGATATTGAAAGAGAATTGGAACATTATAAAAAACACTTTAAAGATAAGATTGTATTTTGTAACTGCGATGACCCCAGAATTAGTAATTTTTTTAATTATTTTGTAACAAACTTTAAAGAAATAGGTCTTAAAAAACTTATTACAGCTTGTTATAGAAAACAAGAGAATAATTTATTTAATACTGAAGAAAATGAAAAAGGATTTTACTTTGAATATACAGGGAAGGAAGTAGAAAATAACAATCCTAATTCAATCAATATCATTCCTTTTAAAGGCGATGGAGATTTCCGAAGTGCTGAAAGTATCGAACTATTAAAGCAAGCTGACATTGTAGTTACTAATCCTCCCTTCTCTTTATTCCGTGAATACGTCGCACAACTTGTTGAATATGATAAAAAGTTTATTATTATTGGTAATATTAATGCAATTACTTATAAAGAAATATTTAAATTGATTAAAGATAATAAAGCATGGTTAGGTTGTAATATGGGAAGAGGAATATCTGGTTTTATTGTTCCAAATCATTATGAATTATATGGGTCAGAAGCTCGAATTGATAAAGATGGAAATAGAATAGTAGCTACAAATAATTGTTTATGGCTTACTAATATTAATCACGATAAAAGAAATAGTGAATTAATACTTTATAAAAAGTATTATGATAATAAGAATAGTAAAATTGAATTTCCAAAGTATGATAATTATGATGCTATAAATATTGATAAAACTAAAGATATTCCATTAGATTATGAAGGTGCTATGGGAGTGCCTATAACTTTCTTAGATAAATTTAATCCTAACCAATTTGAGATTCTTTGGACTACTGATAGAGGAGGTGATGGCATGCTTGAAGATATAAAATTAAAACACACAAGATATGGTACACCAATAGTTAATGGAAAAGCTATATATGCTAGAATTTTAATAAGAAAAGTTAAAAAATGAACATAGAACTAAAAGAAATAAGCGTAAGAGAGCTGACAGAGGGCTATAAAGACAGCCAAGAAAGTGAAATCACTGTCATTCTTCGCTTCGCTCTGAATGACAGTGGTTTAAAATGGTAAATCATCATCATCATCAGCTTTCATTGTGTCTGGTTGATTTGATGGACTTGTAAATTCATTATTTGTTGGTCTGCTTTCGTAGTCGCCTTTGTTTTCGCTAGGGTCTAATAACACTAATTGCGAAGCTCTGATGTTGGTTACGTATCGAGTGATGCCGTCTTTTTCGTAAGAGCGTGTCATTAGCTTACCTTCTACATAAACTTTGCTTCCTTTTTTTAGGTGCTTTTGAGCTGTTTCTGCCATATAATCCCACAATGTTATTCTATGCCATTCTGTTGTGCTTTGCCATTCGCCTGCTTTATCTTTGTAAGCGTCTGATGTTGCTATGCTAATTGTTGCAACTTGTTTGCCTTGCGGTGTAGTTTTTATTTCAGGTTCTTGACCTAAATTTCCTACTAATATTACTTTATTTACTGAACGTGCCATGATGCTATTCTCCTAATTTTGTTTTTTAAATATTAATACTTCTTGATTCTTGCTGTCGAAGAAGTCGCTTGTTATTTCCTCTAATTCTTTATCCCAATTATTCAACCATTTTAAAGACATTTTGGTATCAACCATATATACAAATAGTCGATTAAGTAAATGGTATTTTTGGTCTTCTGTTAGGTCTGATACTATTAATTTCCCTCCAGTACTTAAATCAAAAACATGCTCACAATATTGATAAAAATTGTGTGCTTTTGTAATTATTAAATTAATTGAAAATACTTCTGATTCTTCGAGTTTTCTAATTATTTCAATATCTTCAATTCCCTTTAACTCTTTGGGTTTTGCTTCTTGAATCGGCTGACTTATTGCGTCGAATATATCTTTGCAAAATGTTAGTTCGCCTTCAGAACAAATGTAAATATTTTCGTCATTCATAACTGATATTAATAACTCATTTTTATTTATATCAATCGACTTTACTTCTGATGCTTTTACAATCTTTTTCCCAGTCGCTGTTGGAAATATTATGTAGTTGTGGTTCATTTTGTCTCCATTGTTAATGCTTTAAATCCTACACAAGACGCTTTATATACTTCCTCAATTTCATCTTTTGAGTATGGTTGTTTTTCTAATAATTCGTTTATCGAATTATTGGACTTCTCAAAATCTTTTGTTGATAGTGTTTCTGTTTTTTTAATTAATTCATCAAACTCTTCAACTGTTATCATTTTTTTACCTCAAGTTTTTCGGCTTTTAACCGATAATTAATTTATAAATTGTAATTTTGTTTATGAATATATTTCAATTAGTAATTTTAGATTATGAAGAGCGTAAAAAGGTCTATCAAAACTCGTCTGATGATGAGTTAATTTCGCTATATAATCAAGTCCCAAAATACATTGAACATCCAAATTTTGCAAGAGTAAAAATTGAGTTAAATTTGATTTATAATTTTACTCTTAAACCCTTGTCTTTAGATTAGTTCCACGTCTTGCGTAATTTCTGTATTGTTCGCTTCGACATACCCAATTCTTGTGATATTTTGAGTGCTGACAAACCTTTATTTTCAGGTTTTTGTAGTACTCGTCTTATGCTCGAATCGTAGGTCTTAAATGTTGGAATATAGAACTGAATTCCGCTTAAATTTTCTATTAAAATTCTTGTGGATTCTATCCCAATCAACGCCACAATATCACTTAAAAATTCATTGCCTTTTAGGTCATCGGCTTGTATATCTTCAATAATTTCTCTTTTTAAATTCATTCTCCGCTCCATAATTGCGTTTTAAGATGATTGTTTTTGTTTTTGGTATAAATCTATGCTTTTACTACTTTGCGTTTAACCTACCCCCTTTTTCGTGGCGATTTTAATGCTTTCTACTTTCTTTCAAGATGCTTTTTCTACGTGTCTGAGAACTTCTTGCCATGATGAAGCGACGATTATAGTATTTCCGTGCTTTTCTGCGAGTTCTATAAAATCTACTTGTGAAGGGTTTAATTTGCCTTTCTTTGTTTTTACTTCTACCATCAAAATTTGATTATTTTTGAAAGCAAGTAAATCTGGAAATCCAGATATTGCACCGTTATTCATAATTTGGTAAAAACGAATTGCTCTTTTGCCAGTTACTCTCATTCCTGAATTGATGCGAACTACTACATATTTTTTTAATTTCAGAATTTCGATTATGTTTTTCTGAATTTCGGCTTCCGATTGTTCTACTTCGATAAGTCGTGGTTGAAAATTAGAATGGGTGGTCATCATCTTCCTCATTGTTGTAATTTTCTTGTACTCTATTTAATTCATTCCGTGCATTTGTTTGTGCTGCAATCATTAAGTCATTCAAATATGGGTCGATAGGTGTTAATCTATTCCTTGTATTTTTGCTGTACATAAAAGCAGTCCCAGTTCCATCACCATTTCTGTTTTTTGCAATTATCGTTTCTGAAATACCTTTGCTTGGGTAATCAATATCGTTGATTTTGGTTGTTTTGTCTCCGTAGTATTCTGGTCTATGAAGTAAAATAACTGTGTCAGCATCTTCTTCATAAGCTCCAGATAGTCTTAAATTTCCTAAGTTTGGTCTATTGTCTTTGTTGGACATAACTTCACGATTGAGCTGTATTAATTCAAAAATAATTAAATTCAACTCAAGGGCAGTTCGTTTCACTTCGTTTGATACTTTTCTTTGTTCCTGTTCTTTTGAATTGTAAGGCGTGTCGGTATTCATCAGCCCAACGTGGTCTATCACGATATATTTAATATCATATCTTTTTTTCAATTCTTTTGCTCTGGCTCTAAACTCTGAAATTGTCATACCAGGATGCATTTCAAGATAATACTTTGAGCTTTCAAGTTTGCTGTTGTATTCTAAAGTTTGGTTATATTCCGATTGGGTAATATTACCAGTTCTAATTTGCGTTGGAGTAATTCCTGTTTCAATTTGGATGTGTCTGTAAGCAAGTTGTGTTGGTTTCATTTCAAGCGAAAAATAAGCTCCTGATTTATTGTTTTCAATGCTCCATAAATAAGTTAATTGCTTCATAAAATGAGATTTACCCATTGAAGTTCTACCTGCAATAATAACCACATCACCAGGTTCGAAGCCACCTATTAAATTATCAACGTTAGACCAATTAGTGAATAAACTATCTTTTAAATAATCTTTATTCATTCTTTTTTTAATTTCAGTATTTACATCGGCAGCAAGTTCTTCAGGAGTTAGAGTTGAAGTATGATTATCACCAAGTATATTTTCAAATTTATGGATAGTTTCATAGACCACATCAACAATATTTTCACGTTTTTTGATGGATTCAAAGGCTTCAGCAGATGCTAATATAGCTTGACGTTTACAAGATTCATCTAAAACCATAAGAGCGTGATGTTCAACATTTGCTGATGAAGGAGTTTTTCTATTAATTTCAAGTAGATATAAATCACCACCGACAAACTTATGTTTATCAATTTTCTTTAATTCTTCTTTAATCATAAGTAGATTAGCAGTTCCAATTCTATCAATAAGCGAATCAATTACTTCATAAATAATTTTATGTTTTTCTTCATAGAAATCATTGGGTTGAATTATTTTTTTTACTTTATACATCATATTTGGAGACATCATAATCGAACCTAAAACTTGGATTTCAGCTTCAATATTTCTTGGCATTGGAGTGCTTCCAAGTTGAATATCGCAGTATTTAACAAAATTTTCAATTTTCTGAGTTTTTTGATGGCTTACGATATTATAAGTATTTGTATTAGCTTTCATTATGCAGTTTTCCTATATTTTGCGTCAAGAAATTTATTCATAGTTGTAACGAGGTTTTTATATTTCCTACCACATTCGCTATGCTCGTTTATTTCAGAAAGGATCTGGAACATTTCAGCTTTTGAATATTTCTTCAAATAAAAATTAACTTGGTTTTCGGTGAGGAATCCAAGTTTATTTTTGATGTTTGGAGCTTGGTTTAAAATAAATAAATTCAAAACATCAGTGTGGGTGTGTGTGGGTGTGTGTGAAATTTCTGTTCCGTTCCGTTCACGGTTCTCACTCTCACTCTCACTTTCACTTTCACTTTCACTTTCATGTTTCATGTTTACTGTTTTTGAACGTGATTTTTTGGGGTTTGCTCCGTTTTCTTTGGCAGATGTTCCGTTTTTATCGTCTAATGTTCCGTTCATGCTCGGAACGTCGTTTTTTTCATCATTATTTTCGTTGTTTTTTTCTTTATCTGAGTAAGAAAATTCTTTAATAATCTCGGCTGTAATATTTAAAATTTTAATGTTTTGAGATTTTCTGATGATAGAATCTAATATATCATTATCTTTTATTAGTAAATATTCCGAAATATATTCAGTTTTTCTTTTAGATTTTGCTGCTTGAAGGTAACGTTTTTGAATAGCTTTTGAGGTTAAAATTTTACGTGTTTCAAACATTTCTTGATTAAAAATATTTACTTCAATTGCTCTTTCAATTACTTTATTTAATAAATCCACTTCGACACCTTCATCTAAAGCTAATAGCTCAGCACTTTCTTCGTCCCAAGGCATAAAATAACCTTCGGAAGCATATATATTGCTAAATAATTCAACAATAATAGCTTTTCCAATAAAGCCAAATCTTGCTTTGATTTTTTTAATTTTAATATCTTGACTAAAGTCAGTATCCAGAGGAAAATAACCAAGCCCTTGTTTGTCTTCTCTTGACATTATTTCTCCTTTCTTTTGTATTGGTAATATCTTTGTATAAATATTCTGTGTGATGTTGCCATAGCCCAAGTCATATTTCTTGAGCTTAACATTACATTATTAAATTCATTTCTGAGTATATGATTATCAGCTTCTTTAACTTCTTCAGGAAGTGGGTATATGAAGCCGAATTTTTGTGCTATTACTTTCATTAGATTATCTTCAGCTTCTAAATATTCTGGCATTCTGTGTTTTAATGGTTTTGGAATGTCAAGCAAAAAAGCTTCTGATGCGTCGTGAAGCAAAGCAGTTAGTTTGTATTTATCGCTTACAATATCGCACACTCGAACGCTGTGTTCGGCTACTGAATAGAATGTTTTAGTATGACCAGCAAATCGGCATTGACGAGAAAGCGAAATCGCAATATCGTTTAATTCAATTGTATCTGGGTTTGGATTAAAAGGGTCCAATAGTTTGCCAGAGTGAGTGAGTATATGCGTTTTGTTATTTAGTAATTCTTCCATTATGATCCTTTAATGTCATTAATATCTTGTATAAATAAACTGCCTGCATCTTTAGTTAAAACAACTATGTAGGCATCTTCAGTGATGATGATATTTCGATGTTGGTAATAAACTCCAATATTTAATTTTTGATATAATTTAATTAAAGTTCTTGCAAAAGCGATTAGTAATTCATCATTTTCAGTTAGCTTGAATACATCATCTTTCTTGCTGCTGAGTGGTAGCAAAGCAGTGAAGTATTTTATATCTTTTAGTAGTGGTTTTTTCATATTTAATAATCTTTATTTGTCATTATTTTAATAGCAACTTGCAATGTAAATTTAACAATATCAAGCTACTTTTTGTTTATCTTCTGGGAATTTTTCATCTAAATATCTTTTAGCAAGATGAAAAGCATAGCCAGGTTTATATTCTGATAATTCACAGAAAATATCAGCGTGCATTTTAATTTTTTCTTCAAGTTCTTCTCTGTTTAATGCGTTCAGTTTATCAATAGATTTATACCAAGCGAACATTGGCTTAAATCCTTTGTATTTAGCAAACCCCATGTTTTTGGCGATTTTATTTCTGATAGCAATTTGTTGTCTTGTTTTGATTTCGCTAATTTTAAGCTCTACTAATTCGATATTATCCATATCAATATTTAGTGGAAGTTGCTTAGGTTCATATACCTTTTGAGTTTCTTTATCTTTATAAACAAATTTTTCTTCTGTTTCTTTTGCGACACCTTTTAATGACCATTTGCGAGCAAACTCAACAGGTCCGTGTTCGGTAACAAGCCCTGCGTGGTCTAATACTAAAGCATAATCTTTCCCTTTGGCTGGTCGCAAAGCTCTGCCGACCATTTGCATATATTTTATTAATGATTTGGAAGGGCGAGCTAACTGCACGGATTCTATTGCTGGTAAATCGAAACCTTCATCAAATACACCGACATTATAAAGTACTTGGATTTTACCAGATTGAAAGTCAATAATTGCTTGGTCTCTTCGGTCTGCAGGAGTCTTACCATCCACGTGAACGGCTGGTATTCCGTTAGAATTAAAGCAATCTACTATAGCTTTTGAGTGTTCTATATCGACTGCAAAGCCGATGCACTTTGTACCATTTGCAACTTTTATATAATTGCTTACAAGAGATTGCGGAGATACTTGAGCCATATATTTTTCAGATAAATCTTTATTGTTATAATCACCAGCTGTTAATTTTATTCCTGATAAATCAACAGGTGCTACATAATATTTAGGTGGAGTTAAATGTTCTTGTGCGATTAATTCTTTTATTGAAATTCCAATAATTAATTTATCAAATACACCTTCAAAGCCAGAGCCATTAGAACGACATGGAGTAGCTGTAACACCAAGAATTCTAATATCTGGATTTACTTCTGTTAGTGCTTTGATTATTTTACCATAGGAGTTTTTCAACTGAGTATGGTGGGCTTCATCGATAATAACAATATCAAATTTACCTACTTCATTAAGTCGATTAATGATAGATTGAACTGAAGCGACTTGTACATTTAAGTGATATTGTTTTTCGAGTTTAGCTTTAATTTTACCTGATTCAATAGCGAAGCCATCATATAATTTATCTGCTGCTTGATTAATTAATTCGGACCTATGAGCTAACACTAAACATCTACGATTAGCAGCATGACCGTCATTAATAATAGCAGAGAATAAAATAGTTTTACCTGCTCCAGTAGGGAGTTGAAGTAATACTTTAGGAGTACCCTCACGGAAGGCATCGTAAATATTCTTTTTAGCGTCGATTTGATAAGGTCTTAAATTCAATGTTTAATCCACCAGAAAAACAGTTTAACAATTTCAGTAATAATAGCTACAATTAAAGTAATGACAACTACATATAATAGGCAGTATTGTATAAATATTTCTAATCTTAGATTCATAAGATGGTCAATAAATCCAATCTGTTTTATTTCTGTCTTCAATTGTGAAGCTAATTTTATAAGAAGTATGATTAAACCATTCAGGTAAATCATTTAATAAGTATTCTTCAAATTTCTTGACTGCTTCTGTATTGTCTGTAAAAATTGTTGTACGATTAACATTTTTAGGAGCTCTTTGCGTATTTGAAGTAACAATATCAATTGTTAGAGTTAAAGGTATTTTACTCATCTTCAAGCTCCACATCTGTTTTTACTTCATGCAATACACAACCAAAATTTTCTCCAACATGAACATTTTGAGGGTTTGAATCCTTAGTAAATGATATGTATTGATTAAATCTTGCATCGTATATTAAGCGTTGATTTGCTCCTAATCTCATACAATTTCCATTATTTTCACCCGACCACCCATATTGAGTATTAAAGTGCTTACAAGTTTTACAATAATTCATAGTTTTTCCTTTACTTCATTGTATTTTTTCATAAATTCATCTCTTGAAATTACTTTAACATTTTTATTTTCTTCAATGTAAATATTCTTTTTAGCGTCGATTTGATAAGGTCTTAAATTCAATGTTTAATCCACCAGAAAAACAGTTTAACAATTTCAGTAATAATAGCTACAATTAAAGTAATGACAACTACATATAATAGGCAGTATTGTATAAATATTTCTAATCTTAGATTCATAAGATGGTCAATAAATTCAAGCATTTTTCTGCTCCAATTTTGATATTAATAGATCAAGACTTCTTTTATCAATTTTAATCAAATTACCATCAATTAATTCTTTAACATACAAGGGGTCATTTATGATTGCGTACTCTAAAGTTTGACCTTTACATTTCCCAAATTCAAAAATAGTTTTATAGTTTAATCTTTTGGTCATATTACACCTCTTTTTATTTATCTGACATCGGTATTTCCGATATTAGCTATTTAGTAGTAGTGGCTGGACTCGAACCAACGAACGCACTCGACTATTTTTACGCATTTCTGCAACCGTAACCAACTCGGCACTACTTCCACTATCTTTTAATTTGTTAGTTCAAATTAGCCTCTTTCAAGGGCTGTTTTTTGAATAGAAACAACAAAAAACTATGCTTGTTTAACTCATACTTTTGGATTTATGAGGTTAAATTCTTTCCACTTTTCAAATTGCTTTTTCAATTCTTTTGCTTCATTATTATACTCAGATTTGTATCTTTTGAAATAGTAATAAATTGCAGTTCGGTCTATTTTAAGAATATTGCCTATAAGACTTGGAAACATCCCTATCTTTTTAAATTCATTAACAAAAATCCATTTATATACCTTGCTAATTCCATAATCTTCTGCTTTTAAAAGTTCTTTATACTTGTTTTTTTCAGAAGAAAAACCTGTATATTCCATGAATTTAAAACACTCTTTAGCATATATTTTAAATTTTGTGTTTTTGATACAAACAATTTTATTATTTATATCTGATACTTTATTTCTATGGATTCTTATTTCTTTTTCAAGTATTTTAATTTCTACATCATCTTCTAAAATCATTAAAATAATTCCGTTTGTAATTTTTTACTTTGTAATATTTTCTGGTCTTGCAATCGTCTTAGTTTGTCTTCAATTTGCTCTATTCTTTTCTCACAATTAGTATAATTAGTACTTGGGTAGTGGTAGTATCTAAGTTCTCTTTTGGCTTTACTTAAGCCCTTTTGAAATGCTAATATGTGATTGTCTAAATTCATTTTGTTTTACCACAATTTCTACAAGATTTTAAATTATTAAAACTTGAAATAAAATCCCATTTATGAAAACCAAATAAGCAAAGTATGTTTTTTAAGAAATTCACGCTTCAATATCTCCGTTTTGTAATATTCTTGAATGGTCTATTACATCTATAATTAACTGGCATCTATCTGGGTGAATATCTTTGAATTTTCTTAAATATTCACTCATATCACCGCTATTCATATATTTTATTAGGTTAGCTGTTAAGTCTGTGTTTGGGAATCTATCCTCCCATAATGTAATAAATAATGCTATTTGGAACTGGTTCATTTGCTAAATTCCTGTATTTCTTCCATAGTTTTAAGTTCTGTGAAGTTATTATAAATACATTTTCTAAGTACATGCGTTAAGTTCAAAATCCATTCTATTAATTGTACTATTTTCGTTAAAGTCCAATGAATACTAAAAAGAGCTAAGTAAGGTATAACAAAGATAATCATTAATAAAGCTGTTATAATTACAGCATAAACATATTTTGATTTTTCTTTTAATGTAGTCTTTCTGATAATTTTTTCTTCGGTAATCATTTCAACTCCAATAGTTCAGGGTTTTCGTAAATATTGCCGATTACTTCCCAATACATTGAAATTTCAGGGCTTGATAACCATTCTTCAGTAAGTTCAAATCTAACCTCACGGCGTTCGTGAGGGTATTTAATATGGTTAATTAAAACTTCATTCATATCAATACCTTTATAACGTAGATTATTATACCAAACTAATTTATTTGAAAATTGTAATATATCACCTTCATAAATCTCTTTGCCGTTTTTATCTTTAAGACCTGTATATTGCATAATAATTTCAGATTTATCTAAACTTTTTATCACTCCTAAACCATCTGAATCTGTGTAATTTAATACATTGCCATACATACTAAATGGTTTGGATATTTTATTCATTTCTTTATTCCAAGCTCTAAATTTAATCTCTCTCATTTTCCACCTCTTATTTCAAATATACCTACTTCAATCCATTCCGAGAGATAATCACTTTCAATTTCAATAAAGCCATTTTGCCAGTCTTCTTCATCGTTTGAATCATACATTTGCATTTCTTTAATGCTGCAATCAACCCATTTGATTTTAGTTTTATCCGATTTATCTTTAAAGTATAATTTCATTAAACTACCTCTTCAATTCTTTTGTTAATAAAAGCATTACAGCCAGTAACACTACTAACTGACTGCTCTGCTTGGGGAGAAGCTACTGCCTCAAATATTTGTTTTATTTCTAAGTCTAAATCTATTTCTTCACTTTTAGATTTTGTAATTAGCATATCAATTTTAATTTAAACTTCTTCAAATCTTTTATTGTAAATTTCAAATGCTTCTGAGCTACTATCATATTTTTGATAATCAGATATGAAACTTACTTTCAATCTCAATAGCACTTCTTGAATGCAAATTAATGTATAAGTATCTTTCATTTAAGCCACCTTTAAGTTTTTTTGTTGAATAAAATTTGTCATAATAAATTCTCTGTATTCATCGCATAGATTATGCTGATTCAATACAGAATCAAAATTCATAGTCTCTACTGCATTTCTATCTATAATGTCAACCTTACCCAACCATTTAGATTTTGCGTATATTTCTACTATATCTTCAAAAGATAATTCTGGCAATAGTGGATATTTCATTTATTTATTCCTTAGTTTTTTAATTGTTGTTTTTAATTATCAATAACAAGCGTGTTCGTAGTCGGCATTCATTTCTGCAAATGTTTCAGCGTCTTCTTCTAATTTGTCTCGCAACTCGCTTGTATCTGTTTCTTCATTCAATACTTGAATACTGCTTTCTAAACATAGTAAGCAATAAACAAAATCTTTATAATCTATTGAATCTACGCTTTCTGCTTCAATCTCAAATTCAGCTCCATCATATTCAACTTTACTATTTGGAGTGAATGAAAAATAAAACCAATATTCGTTTATACTTTCATCTAATGAAATGCTATGTTCTTCAGAATAAACATCGTCTCTTTCAATCTTTTCAAGTTCAAGCAGATAAAGTGCTTGTTTCTTTTTTGCAATAGCATTGCTTAATATTTTATTCATGATGATTTTCCTCTTGTTATTTCATTTACAGAAAACAGATAAGTATTGCCTACTTGCTTAATGTTTTTGTACTGACCTTTATTTCTGCGATTATGATAAGTAGCATAGTTACCACCAAAGCGTTCTGATGCTTCTTCTGCTGTGATAAATTCGTCATCATTGTAATTCTTAACTTCTGACAAAGCCAGTTTAACACCGCTGGCAACTGCTTGTGAAATTAATGATTGCAATTCTGCTACTTGTAATGTTACTACTTGGATATTCATACTTACACTCTTAACATTCTTATTTTTAATTCATCAAGCTCTTTCATGCACTCAACTAATACTCTTTCTTTAGTCTCTTCAATAATTTCTTCAAGTTTTGGAGAAACTAAACATATATTTAAGTCTCCATTGATTTTTTCTATTGGCTTATCCATTAATTGCCTCTCTCATATTATTTACTTGACTAAAATTTAATTGCTTTTCTATGTTAGTCATATTTCTTGACTCGTGAACTTCGCCTGTGATACAATCTACATAAAGGATCATACCTGTATCCAAGTCAGGCATTTCAAAACATTCTCTTTCAATTGTTTCATATTTCATTTCGATGCTTGTAACAATTTCAGCAACGTTTGATTGGATTTCTTTCAATTGTGCTTTCCAATCAGTAGAAATTTCTTTGAAGTCTGCTGTTACAGATTTTAATTTTGATGAAGCAAGTGCTAACTCATCTTTTAATCCAATTATTTCATCTTCTGAAAATCGTTTTTGAACTGAGATACTTTCTCTTTTATTCTCTGATAGCGTTTTGGCTATATTTATATCTTTTAACATTTTTCTACCTTTTATTTTAGGTAAGTGAGCGAAGTCTTGTTTTAGTTTAGATTCTGCTGCTTCGTAAGTATCAAATTCCATTGTACATTTAAACTTTTGATTAAATCTTATATTCTTAGGGTATTTGATATTCGATTTAACAATAAATTCATAAACTCTACTTTCTTTTTGCTCTGTCATTTTATCCATATTTAACCTTATTTAATAGCCCCAGTCCGACTGCCTAATGTTTTGGAGTTGAGTAGGCAGTCATCGTAGGGTTTGGTTATTTTACCAAAAATACTCTTGATTCTGATGTTTTTGAATATGTTTTGTATAAGTCTGGTGCTTCTTCTTTTAGTTTTTTAGTATCAATCCTTGTAGTTGATTGCACTTTGAAAGTAGCAAGAACTTTAGAATTATCAGGCGACATTATACCTTGCTTTTGGTAAATTGCCATTTTGATTTTGTCTTCTAAATGCTTCTTTGTTGTTTCAATGTTTTTTAATCTTTCTCTTGTTTCTACAAGTTGATTGTATGCTTCATGGATGTCTTCTGAAGCAATCCCAAAATCTTCATCAGTTTTGTAGTCTATAAATCTGTTTAATTCATCAGGGTTTGTTGGGAGTGGCTTCACTCCAAGTTGAATATGATTTTCCCAGAATCTGATAGCTTGAATTATCATTTTATCAACTAAAACTTCGTTATATTCAATTGGATACCATTCTATATGACCACCAAATTTGAATTGAACAGTAGCAAAATATGCTCTGCGAAATCCTGTTATGTACATATACCATTGAGTTTGCATATAATAATGAGGATTAGTTTTAATAAATTCTTCTTTAGATTTGAAGAAATTATTTGTTACCAATTTACACTCTACAACTGCAGGTTTGCCATCATGGTCGATAGTGAAATAATCAAGTGAACCGTGTCCGATACCTTTTTTAAGAATAGTTACATTTTTACCGTGATAATTTGCATTAACAAACTCAACAGTTTTGTCTTCAACGTAAGCTCTTAGGGTCTCAACATCATCTTGTGGAGAGAATAATCTTAATCCGCTATCTTCTGCAAATAACTCTGCAATCCCAGACTCAAAAGCATTACCTAAACGCATAGCATCATTTTTAGGGACTTCTCTGCCTATGGTTTTTTCTTCATATACATCAAAAGCAGTTTTATAAGGATTAATTCCACAAATTGCTGCAATGTCAGTACCACCAAGAGATTCTTTTCTTTGTTCTGAGAATGTTTTAATCGCACTCATTTTTTTGCGTCCTGATTAATTAGCTCTTTCATATTATCTACTTCTTTAATTTCACCAGTTTCAGTATTTACATCTTGTGTTTCATATTCATTATGTTCTTCAATTTGTACTTGGTATTCGTCCATAGAATATTCTTTTACAGGTTCTTCAATTTGTCTTCTAATAACTGTGTCTTCTGGTATCATCATTCTTTGTTTATCTTGAGTAGATAAAGGTAAGTAAGTTGATAATGCTCTAATAGCTTTCCCTTTAGCCATTTCAGCGTAATGGGATTCCCAAACTCCTTTAGGTATAGATACTGGTTGATATTTTTTAGTTTTTGCGTCGTATTCCTGTTGAGAAGGAGATAAGGATCTACGTTTTTCAAGTTGATTTTTAGTCAAAATCGCAAATGTTTTAGTTCCATCTTTGAATTTAGCAACTGCATAAGCGTATTTGATATTATTATAATCATCAGTTTCAAATTTAGGTTTATGGATTAAATCTCTATCCAAACCATATTCAATATTATACTCATCACCATCATAGATTATTTCAGCATAAATATCAGCGATTTCATCTGAACGTCTTGCAAGTTCGATTAATCCTTTGTAGCTAATTTGGAATTGAACTTCTTTTACTTTTTCCCATCCGTTGCCTACTTTTTTGTTATTTGTAAATGGTACAAAATAACAATGCCCAAGTGCAGGTGATGGCTCTAAGCCAAGAATAGCAGTTTGCTGTAAAGCTCCAAATATAGATTCAACTGAGCATTCTTTTAATGCTGGGTTTTTATCAAATATAGTTGTAATCATAGTTACAAATCTATCTGAATCAATCATTTTGTTTAATGCTTTTTCAAATTTGTTTGTCATATTCCCAATTACTTCTGTAATTTGACTTGATTTTAACATTTTAAAATTACCAGTTGCTTCAATACTTTTCATTGCTGGTGATTTTTCTTTTTTTACAATTTCGTTTGACATTTTAGTCTCCATTTAATTAATTAATATTTTCAAAGTATATATTCCACTACTAAGACAAAAGTAACTGCTAAAGCCCATATTATATTAGTAGTAATTAAAAATACATCTCTTTTCTTTTTTGCTTTTTCCATTTTGAATAATTCTTTTGTGTTTAAATTAAATTCATCAAGCGTAGAGTGAATGTCGAATAAACCTTGCAGATGAAGTTCATATTTTTCTTCTAATGTGAATTTAGAATAGTCAGCATCTACTTCGTTTATTATTCGTTCCATTTCGTTGTCAATATTTGCGTTCAGGGTTTCCATTATGCTGCTCTCCTATTTTGTATTTTAACTACACTTCTCATTGATCTTTTTGATAATGAAATGAAGCTGATTCTATTTTTTTCACCAAGTTTTAAATTATAGATTTCATTCATTGCTAAGCCCACTTGATATATTTTAGCAAGTCCAAGTATTCTTGCTGGGTTTTGGTTAATTGCGTCGATATATCTTTCCCCATCGAAATAATCTAACACTGTACATTTTCTATAAAGCATCAAAACACTTCTTAAAGTATTGTTAGCCATTTTGAAAGTAAAGCTATTAGCAATATTATTATAAAATACTAATGCCTCGCCATGTTCTTCATTGTAGATGTATCCACCTTTAGTAAAGTTTCGATTGATACAGCCACCACAAATACTTAAAATAACTGATGTAATCCCGAATGGTAATTTAGTTTTTTCCATTACTTCATATAGTTTTACATAATTTTCATCACCTTGCTTTACTTTCATTTTGATATAATCAATAGTACTCCATTTGATACTAACATTATTTTCACTTAGTAAATGCTCGGGTTTTAAAGTGAATTTTGTATTATCCACAAAATAATAAACAGGAAGTCCTAATCTTTTGAACGCTTCTAATCTATGTTGACCGTCAGCAACTTCTAAAGCTCTTGTTAATTTAATAGGAGTAATAGCTTGACCATTTTCTTTCACATTATCCATAATAGCTCTTACATTTCTTTCGTTCAAATCTCTATTAAAAGGGGTTTTGAATATACCATAATCGAAAGTTTTATAAATCATTCCGATTTCTTCTGGCATTTGTTCGTTGGCTTTCGTTTCCATTATTCGACCTCTTTAATTTTCGCATCAATTTTGTTTACTTCGTCTTTTAGGATTTCATAAACAAGATGATTTGCTTCGGTGCAAATTCTATGAAAAATTGCAGCACCGTTAGTAATTTCATTTAGAGGTATTTCAATGTAGACAGAAACTATCTGCTGTTCATTAATTTTTACATTATCTCTAAGTGTTTCTAATTTAATCTTGTTACTTAATAATTCAAGATTATCAGAAATAGTTTTTTTTGTTTGTGATTTGCTCATTACAAATCTCCTTTGTATTTTTGAAAAAAATAGTTATCTTATTTCTGATGCTTTGTACCCTCGACAAGTAAAGGCATCAGTTTTTTTTTGTTAAGCAATCTCTCTTAGACTATCTAAAATTTGATTAGCTTTTGCTTCAAGTGCTTTCTCTTCAGCAATCCTTCCTTTCTCAACTTCTACAAGTATTCTAATAGCATGCAGATTATTTCTTTTCAATTTATAATTAAAAGATTGTCTTGAAATTCCCATTTTTTCAGCTGCACGAGTTTTAGCACCATGAGTGAATTTTATTGCTTTTGTCTTAGCCATTTTTTTTATATTCCAATTATTTGTTAAATTGCAGTTTTTCGTTTTCTTTTTCGTTTCTCTTGCGTTCATTTTACATTATTTTATTACTGCCGATTGTTAAATTAATCGTTCGTTTTTTACAATGTTTTTCTTATTTGTTTTTCTTTTCTGATACAAAATTAAACAAATATTAAACAACTTCCAAACATTTTTTTATATTTTTTTAATATTTTTTCAACAAAGTTTCTAAATCTTTGTATTTCAAGGGAGTTTTTATGAAAAAAATTTTAGATCAAACGTTGTTAAGAGGCAATATGAAGTATTTTTTTGATTCTACTTAGTTTCTTCTTTCTCTTTCTTCTTAACATCTTCTACCTTTCGAGCAGTAGCTACTTTCTTTGTTAATTCAAAGAATTATAAATCTGTCTTTACCTTTCCTTCGTATTTGTTTTTATTTTTATCTTTCATTTTTATTCTACTCCAAGGTTATCAATCTCTTTCATTAGTCTATCTGTCTCTGTGAGGGCATGGATTATCATTCTGTAATGTTCTATGTCTAAATCTGATTAAATATAAAAGCCATAAAGAATTAACTTTATGGCTTTTTTTTATGAGTGGCTAATAAGGTGACTAATTAAGAGGTTCTGCTCCTTTTTCGTACAGATTCTTTAATTCTATTTAGTGAATTAGATATACTTTCATCTGTTAATCCACTATTATTAACAGCATCTACTATTTCATAAGATGCTTCAATTACTTCATCGAACTTTTTGCTTAATGCTTCTACGGTCATTTTGCTTGTGCTTTGCATTATATCTTGTAATTGTTCTAAATTTAAAACAATTTCAGGATTATTAAATCCAGCATCACCTATTATTGCAAGTTCTGGTGATGTTAGAAACGGAGAACCATTGGCATATGATTTCAGATTAATTGTTGATTGATGTATTACTTCCCGATAATCAACGCTACTGATTTTGTCAGTCATATATTCTTTTTGTGTCGTAATTACTTTATTGTAATTTTTTACAAAATCATTTATGTTTTCAGTATTAAATTGATTTTCTTTAAATAATACTTTCATTGTTTGGATTTCGTCAGTTACATATTTCATATTCTCTACAAAATAATCATTTCTAATTTCGTTCTCGTAGTTTGTTTCAAGTACTCTTTTAAATTCTTCATTGTATTTATTCTGAGTGATAGTATTAAATTTTAATTCTTGTTGAATTAATTTAGTTTCGTTTGCGACATTAGAAAACAACCTAACAATATTAACATCATTTTCTTTCATTTTATCTATCAACAAAGAATGAACATTATTTGAATTATTAATAGTTTCATTATTTAAGCTACTCAAATATTTATTTACTTTAGAATACTCAGCTTGGTTTGTAGAAACTAATTCTTCTTTATTCAATTTATAAATATCTGAATATCTACTTTGAATTTCACTAATATTAATTTTATTAATTACTTTTTCTTGTAGGTCATTAATTTCAGATTTAACAGCAATATTATTAATACCATTTAATAATAAATAACCTTGTTTTAAAGTATTGATTATTTCATAATATTTCTCACTCTCAATATTTGAATAATTTTTATTATCAAAATTTGATATTATCTCGTTTTGTTTTTCAACTGAATGTGTGAATAATTCTGAATTATTGGTCGATAATTCTTTTACATAATTGTAAAATTCAATTTGTTTAGCTTTTTCTACTAATTCAGATTTTTCAGTATTTACTGTAAATATGTCTTGAACTCTTGAATCGGAAGAGTTGTTTATTATATTGACTTCTTTACTTTCTTTGCTTAATTCTTTGCTATTTTCTTCAATTGCTTTGCTAAATACATGAGTGTAAGAATTTAATATTTCTTTATTTAATTCTTTAATATCTATTTCTTTTCTACTTGAGAATACTTCAAGTAATTCTTTGTGATATTCACTCGCTACTTTTCTCATCAAGTATTGTATATGGTCATCTCTAAATACCCATTCTGTATCTGCACCAGGTCTTGAATTGGAAGCGTCTCCAATCCAAGCAAGTGTTGGTTCATCTACACGTCCACCAGTGGAGAATGACAATAAGCCAGATAAAATAGGATTAAGTATTGCAGAAACGCCAGCATTAGCAAGCCCTTTGATTGCAGGAATAAGTAGTAATCCAGTTAATCCAGTCGCACCTGCAGTAATATTTAATTGTCCTAATATCATATTAGTAATAGCAGTAGAAGCAAGCTCTTTTAAAGCACCTGCGATAATGGAGAATGCTTTTCGCCATGGCTCTTTCATTTGCTCTTCATTACCAGTTAAAGAAGAAAATATTTCAGTAATATTACCTTGCAAATTGCCTGCAAGTGATGTAATAATATCGCCTTTATCTGCTATTTGCGATTCAATTCCAGCGATACTTTCGTTTAATTCATTAAATCTTTTTGTGTCGCCTGTGGCTTTAGCTTTTTCCTGTTCGATTGCTAATTCATCAACTAATTGCTTTTTCTTTTGTTCTAATTTAGTTAAATCTGCTTGCCTATCTGCTTCTAATTGTGAACCTAAACTCATTTCTTGAATAACTTGCATTCTATGTTGGTGGTCAAGCTCTAAATCCTCTTTCTTTTGGTTAAATAGACCTTCGGAAATTAATTCAGCTTCTTTTAACTTTTCAATGTTTTTCATTTTCTTGTCAAACTCAGCTTCTTCATTAGAAGATGCATAAAATGTAGTTGAATCAATTAAGGTAGCTCTTAAATTACGTTCCTGTTCGACTCTATCTTCTACTTCAGATAACTCGTTTGAATGTTTTGCTTTTAATATTGCAAGGTCTTCATCATAAATAGTTGAATATTGAGCTTTTGTATTTTTCTCAATTGCGATTTTATCATTTTCTAATTTGATAATTTCTTCTCTCAATGTATCTAACTTAAATTTCTGATTATTAGTAATATCGCCTGTCAACTCTAAGTTTTGCAACTCAGATATAGTTTTGCTTTTATCTTCGATTTGTTTAGCTACATTTATTAAGTCAGATTCAAGCGCTTGTACTAAATCAAAACGAGGTCTCAATCCAATTTCAACTTGATATTCAAGATTTTTTCGACTTTGTTCTTCTACTTTTTTCTCAAGTTCCTTTTCTTCAATTTTCAATGTAGAGTTAAGAGTAACTACTCCAATATTTTCTTTTGAAATTTTGTTGTTTATATCAATAATTTTTTGTTGGATTTCTTCTTTCTCGACTTCTTTTGCTTTAATTCCAATAGAGATTTCACCGCTTTCATCTTCGGTGATTTTATACATTTCAAATATTTGTTGTTTTTGGGCTTCTAATGACTGCACTTGTCTTTGTTTGAGGATTAGGTCATCTTCAACTGTTTTCTTTCTACCGTCGATAGCGATCGCCATTTCCTGCTCTATTTTAAAATGGTCTTCTGCATTTTTAATTTGTTGCTCTTCAATTTTTAATGCTTTAGTTGCTTTTTGGTAAGCTGAATCTACTTTTTCAGTTTTCTTTTTAGTAATTTTAAATAAGTCTTCTTGAGATTTTTTAATATCTTCATGAGCTTTTAATTCAGAATTAGATTCTTTAGTAGCTTTGAATTGTTCTTGATATTGTTTTTCAGCGTTTTTAATTTGTTCTTTATCACCAGAATTTATTGCATCTCTACGTGCTTTTTCTAATCCAATAAGTTCTGTTTTTTTGTTTTTAAAGTCTTCACTTTTTGCAGTTAAATCGAGAGAGAATTGTTCCCCAAGTGATTTCGCTGCATCTTCAGTATCTTCAATTGCATCTTTTGCCTCATTCATATTCTTGACAAGTTTTTCGGATTCTTCAACAGATAAACCAGTAGCATCAGCCACTTTTTTAAGCATTTCTTCTGACTCTAAGCCAGCACCTATCCATTTCTCAGCAATACCTACTACATCTTTTGTATAACTATCATTTTCAGCTTTTAATTTACCATATTGATCTTCTAATTCTGTTGTATCTGCACCCATTCTTACTTTTTGAGAAATCTGTTCTTGTAGTTTTTCCATTGAGACAGTATTCTCTTTTATCTTTTCGCCTTCTTCATCAATTGCTTCAAAGAATTCACCTTGATTACCATCTAATTTAGCATTATTTAGTTCTAATTGTCTCTCTTTGGATTCTTCTACTTTATTTTCAAGTAAAGCATAAGAAGTAACTAAATCGCCATTGGCATCTTTTATTTTACCAGTAGCACTAACTGCTTCTGGGGCAATATTACTTATTAACTTACCTAATGCTGCTTTCTCAATTTCAGTTTCAGCATTTTTAAAGGAATCAACTAAAGTACTAATTGATTCAGCACCTTTTAAATTACCATTTACTTTAGTAGAATCAGATAATATTTCACCAAGTTTTAAATCTCTTGCATCTTTTTCAATGGTATCGAACATTTTTTCAATGTCCTCTTGAGATTTGCCAGAGGTTTTCATATCAATTTCAATTTGGGCTTTTTGGTCAGATGTTAATTGACTTAAATCTGTAGTCCCTGAGTTAAAAGCATCATTTAGTGCTTTGTTAATTCTCTCAGCAGCTTGTTCAGATTTTTTTTCTAATTCAACTGTTCTGATACCAACTAAATCATTAGCCTGTTTTGCCATAGCTTCTTTTGCTTCAAGTGGAATTCCATCAAACATTGGATTATTCCATAAACCAGTATTGAATGCAAGCAATGCTCTATTTGCTTCTTCAGGATTAGCAGCATTTTTAATAGCATCTACATATTCCTTAACTGCATTAACTTCTTTGGTAGAATTCTTCCCAAAAAAATTATCAATCTCATCTAAAATATTCTCTTTTAAATTATCTGCACTTACTACAGTTTCAATTTCAACTCGTTTGATTGTGGCTTTATTAGCTTCAGTTTCTAATTTTACCATTTCGTTACGTAATTCAGAAAGACGCTGGGCATCTTCTGCTGAAGCATCACTTAATGCTTTTAGATTTTCTTCATAAGATTTTGTAGAGCTAATCGCGTTTGGATATATCTCATTTAACTTAGTGATAGTATCTTTTAATTTACTTTGCTCTTCAGCTGTTAGATTAGCTTTAGAATTCAATTTTTCATATTGAGCAATTAGAGCTTGTTTAGATTGAATAGACTTTTGTTCAGATTCATTTACTTTTTTCTGACCTGCAATCATTTCTTCATCTGCTTTAGCACTTGCGAGTTTTTCTTCATTAGTTTCATTAAGAATATTATATAACGCCAAAACTCCTACGCCTACTAAAGCTAGCCCCCCTAATACTAAAGTAATAGGTCCTAATGCCGTCGCCCACATTGTTGCGAACCCACCTTTTAAAGCTGTTAAACCTGCCTGCATCCCTGACATACTAAACACAGTCTTAAATAAATTTGGTATTAATTCTGTAATAAGTTTTTTTGCATATAAACTTATATTTGTTGCTCCACCTTTAAGTGATGTACCCGCACTTTTTAACGCTAAGGAATAAGTCGATGTCGCTGTTGCTGAGGCATACATAGATGGAATAGATGAAACTAATTTTCTTGTGTATCCACTCATAGCTAATAATGCAGTTTTTGAACTAGATGCAAAAGTACCCATATGACTACCTAAACTAGAAAACGCACCACCAAACAAAGATGTAACACCAGCCACACCTGTAATTGCAGGCGATAATTGAGTAAGTGCTGATAAAGTAGTAGTAGCACCAGTACCGATTTCTTGGAATACTGAATTAAAATAACCTTGAACAGTCGCCATAATTCCATCAGTTTGTGCAGCTATTGAAGTCGCCGCTACTTGAAATGCTTGTTCAGCTGCATTAGCATCAACTTCACCTAACACGCTATTGAAAGTAGCAAGGGAAGCGTTGTATTTATCTTGTGAGCCAGCCAAAGATTCAATAATTTTAGCAGCTTCAACTCGACCTGTTAATGCAGCAAGTTGAACTCCAGATGCTTCAGCTGCAAGTTTAATATCTCTCATTACATTTACAAGTCCACCACCATCAGCAACAGGAACTTTTAATTTTAATCGTAAAGTATCTAAGTCAGTTCCAACTACTGCAAGAGCTTTATTTAATGGTGCAGTTCCTTTTGCAAGTAAAGTAAATACGGCATTCATTTGTGTACCAACTTGAGCAGTTGGAGTACCCATAGCAGTATAACGTGCTATTGCTGCGGTTGCTTGGTCAAACCCTACACCCATTGCAGAAGCAGATGGAACGAAAGAAGAAATAGAACCAACTAATTCATTGAATGATGTTTTACCTAATTTAATCCCTGCAAAAAATGTAGATGCAACATTATCTACTTCGGATGTTTTTAATCCATAAGCATTAATAACTGAGGTAAGACCATCAACAGCTGTTGAAGTATCACTCATACCTGCTACACCAGCTTTGGCAGCAACTCTTACAAAGTTTGTTACTTCTTCTACAGAACCTTGTACCCCTGCAGAAATAGCTTGATAAGTAGCGTTAGCCATATCAGCTGCAGTACCAGGGATTTCAGCAGCTAAAGAAGATAAAGAAGAGTTGAACTTTTCAAAATCTTTAAATCCAAGAGTACCAATATTTTTAATTTGTTTATCGAATTCAATAAATTCATTTATAAATGGTGCTATTGCATTTGTTAACGTAGAAATACTTTGGGTTACTTGATTAAATTGGAATGCTTTACCGAGTAAACCAGCTTGAGATGTTGTGCCTTTCAAAGCATCTGTATATGCCTTAGTATCTTTTGTTACTTTTTTTGTGTTATTACCTATTTTTTGAAATTTAGCATTAACTTTATCAAACTCTTTAGCCATCGCATCACCATCTATTAAATCAATAGATTTCCCAAAAGAGCCAAGTTTTGTTTTCATTTCTTTGAGAATTACATTCAACATTGCAGCTAATTTTTGAGGATCAACTGCTGGTTGAAAATTCATTTTAATAGAGAAATCAAGATTTGACATCGTAACCTCTTAGTGTTGAGGAAGGATTTACTCCCCAAGTACCGAAAGTAGATGGGTTACCTTGATTGTCTTCTTTAATCACACGGAATAATCTTTTCTCAGTTACTCTTTTTTTAGTGCCGAAAGTAGAAATATAAGTCAATTTTAGAATAATATCCACCATTACATCAGGGTTGCCAACTTCTTCAACTTCTTTTCTACCTACTATTTCACACTTTTTAAGTTCCATATACTTATATAAGTCATTTTTTAAATAAGATTGTAGATTTGAAAATTTGAATACTGGTTTGCCTTTATATTTAGCAACATAAGATACTTGACAATGATTTAACATTTGAGAAAAAGCTCTTTTATGTAAGCATTCTAAGTATTCTGCTACTTTTCTTTCTGGTGTATTAATTGTAAAACTGCTAACATTAATCATTTTATTTTCGCCATAATAGTTGATAATTTAAACTCGATACTTTCGATAAAATCCCAAACATTTAATTTTAATATTTCTTCACGTTGCAAGGGGTTGTTATCTGCTACTAAAAACCAAACATAAGGGTTGTTTCTTGCATCCCTTAATGCTTCTCTGTAGTTTTTTTCTTTGTAGTATTTTTTGCGTTCGTCTTCAAATCGTTTGAATCCTGAAAATTTCCTGCTAACTTCAGGACTTGTATCCGTTCCACTTCGCTTAGCTGATTTAATTGCTGCATTAAGTCTCCCAATCCCATCATTGATTCTCGATTGAAAAGCCCTGTACGATAAAAAAAATCCTCGCGTGCATTCATTACATTTTGGTAGTTTGTTTCGCCTACTATATTATCAAGGAAATGAATTGAAGGTGGATTAGATTCGACATACTTTTCAAAAGTATTTTCATCTTCTCTTTTATTCACAATTGAAGAAAAAGCAAAGCGTTGAATACGCCTTTTTGTTAGTGCCTCAAATTCATCTGGAGTATGTGGTATTTTTTCATGTACATCCATTTCAAGAGAGAAATACATTTTACCTACAAGAATTTGGATAGCTGATAGTTTATTAAAGTTATAATTATATTTATCATCTCCAATATTCCAATCAATATCTAAGTATTGCGGTTCTGGGATTTGTTCTTCATTCATTTT